GAACAAGTACAAGAAGCAGCAAGTCAAATAAAAACACCTACAAGTAGAAGTCTAAATTTACCTACTGTTAAATCAATATTGCCGCAAAGAACAACAAGTGCAGCACCTGTCAGCAGAAGTCTACTAGGCGGATCTATTGCCAACGAAGATATAGCAAACCGTAGGCAAAACCAAGGGATAGCTGGACTGGCCTAAGTTAATCCCAACTCTTCCCGATCAAACCCTAAAGGGTGTTCTGACAAACACACCAATTCATCTTTACTTAAATGTATGTACGGCTCTGAATCCTCTGGCAGTTGCGGTTCAGCTATCGTACCGAAACGTACGTCGTAGACTTTGGTTCTGTCCCAAGTGTGTGAATACACGCTGTCCGTCATCGCAAACACCAGGACGAAAGGTTGATTGGTTGCTAAAGACAACGCAGCTCCCATACGTAACTTAGATGCGCTCAGTAACAAAGTATCGTACTTATTAATACCAAAGCTACGGCATTTAACTTCTAACCAGAACGAAGACTCTTTGCTCTCGCACCAATAATCTAGGCCGTAACTGACTGGTAGCTTATGACACCTTACGCCCCATAATCCTTCTATAAATCCAGCAACACGCTCTTCGCGCTTTTGATCGCTGATCGTTTCCATCTTCGGTTTCGCGTTCATCTGTAACTCCCTTGTATATGCTTTTAGTCAAACGATGCAGAGCCACGAAGGGTATGGAGATTGCCGTTACCGACAACACCAAGATCCCTATAACCACATAAACCCACACCGTCATTAACTCATACATCATTTTTTTTGTTTCTTTAATCATCGAAAAAATTAGGATCTATAGCGACTATTCGTTTCATTGGTCGCCCTGTTTGTTTTACTCTGACGTCTTTTTCTTGTATCTCTCCCGCGTTCATTAAGCGAGTGATGATTTCTTTTACTTCAAAAGACTTCATTGATCTGAACAATTCTCGTCTGTCTATATCTCGACGACTGATGCCCATTTCTCCTTGCGTCCTTATAAAGCTAAGAACTTGCTTGATACGGCTTTCCATTTCGGACCCTGCTACCTTGTCTTCACACGTAGCTACCATTATCTGATCGTAGTAATAGACGTAATCTATTGCCCACTTGGTTATATCGCCTCTTATTGTATTGGTGTATGGACTGTCAGCTAGAGCGCCTATCAAAGCCAAACGCATCGCTTTCTCTCTTGTTCTGGAGAGCAGTACTTCTAAGCCGTCCTTTTCTAATTTGTTTTGTTGATCCACCAATTCGTAAGCCAACTTATCCAAAAGCTTTCTGGAATCGTCGTCGAACTTTACTACCCGTTGTTTAAAATCTACCTCTGAGTTGTCTCTGGCTATCTGCTCCATTTCGTTATTGGTTTCCCTGACCTTACGCACCCATTCCAATATGGCGTGGGACGGTTCTACGAATGGCACCATTCTGCCTACCGTTCTGGGCAGTTTGGACTCAACAACAATAAAACGATTTAGAAATCCGTCCACAATTCGCCCTGTTGATAAAGCACCGTAAAAGTTTCTAGGAACGGACATGCCAACCAAGGTTATTGCGGGTTTAATTGTTGAACGATCTAAAGCCTCTTGTTGCTGTTTTTGGGTCAGAGTCATCATAGAGTAATTGTCTGGTCTGATCGTACCGTGGCAACGTCCCCACGTCTCCATAAGGACTTGTATGGCATCCTCTTTGTTGGAGTTGGAAGACTTGGATATACTTTCCAATCTTTTACCAAATTCATCCATCACGGTTATGTGTGTTGGCTTATGTCTTAGTAAGCTGTAAACCGCACCGCTTGACGTGTAACCGTCTCCCGCCATTATCTCTGCGTGTCCCGCACCATCTAGTACGGCTTCCATAACCGTCTTAACGTTTTCTTTACCCTGTCCAGATTTGGCAATACACATAAAGAACATGGAACTAAAATTGTTCATATCCGTTTTGTACATTCTACCCAAAGATACAGAACCGATCGCTAGGGCGGTTTGCATAGACAAAGCGGGTTGTTCTATCTGCGCTATGGTTTCTGAGTATTCGTATATGTCTTTTACAATACCTGGAGGGTTGTATAAATCGGTTGGTTCACTTACGTTGTACTTACGTTGTATGAAAGCAGGAGCTTGTTGGTTCTTCCTTTCATGTGTCTTTAATATAGAGTTAACTGTCGTAGATATTTCTGATCTTGGTAAAGGCGGTTTGTTTTGTTGATTCCAAGACTGAACAAAGAAATCAACCATTTCTATACTTACGTCTTTTGCTATTAAGTTTCCTGCTAATCGAGCGGCGTTGTCGTTACGGCTACCCGCAACCACACCTTCCATTGAAAACGGTGAAGTGATGGCCTTGCCATTTAACTTCTCAGCACCCGTAATCATTACCCAATGTTCTTTGGTTAGGTTTGGTAAATCGCTTGTGTCGTGCCAATCCCAGCCGTCTATAAACTTGGGTTCGTATATGGCTCCTGTTGCGTGAATGTTGTAAGGAGCAATGATTAAACCACCGCGTCCTCTTATGTCTATCAGTTTGGCAGGATCTGAAGTTTCAGTTCTTCTGGCAACAAACGTTGTGTAGTTTTCTGGGTTGTTGTAGTAATAGTGCATACCCTTGCCTGTAACTACTTTGCAAGGAGTGTTGGGTAGATTCTCTTCTGCCCATATACACGCTTCTGGTGTGTCTGCGTCCACCACAATAAAGTCTCCGCAGATTAAAGCCACGACCAAATCGTCGCGGTTTTTAAACCACCGAGTTATTTCTTTCGTCGTCGGTTGTCGCTCTTTGAACTGTTGCCAGCTCCCCAATTCTTTAGGGGGTACTTTATTATGTCTTAATAATGGTACGGGACTGTAACCACTTTCTGCATAAGCAAGAGCAAGCTCCAACGCAGAATCTTGCGCAGTTGCTTTGACGTTTAACACTAATCAACCGTCTTTTTGGCTTTAGCGGGTTGGTCAATGGGTCCAAAGATTGATTCAAAGTCCAACTTACCTTTGGTGGCTCTGATTATCTTTTTAGCTTGTTCTATAGAAGGCTGTCTAAGGCCGTATCTCCAAGCTTTTGTTGAGGCAGAGGAGCAATCAAAAAGCTCTGCTGCTGGGTCTATTCCTATAAATTCTATATACTGTTTTAATGTTATTCGTTCCACATCACGCTCCTTAAATTCTGGCTCAAGTCCTTCTGAATACAAATTCATAAGGTCCTTCTCACCAAGTTGTTGTTGACGGTAAAGGTAATTAATCTTCCATTGGTTCTTGTTTTTTTCTTTGTTCATTGTTACTATATGTTTAATGTTGTTTTCAACACATAGTAAACGAAAACAATTTTGTTATCAACTGGAGAAAGTAAATGAACGATAAAATATTAAATCGTATCAAAAGTCCCAACGAGTTAGTAGAGCAGCAAGGCGCCAAGCTGTTGGTCTACGGCGAGAGTGGGGTCGGAAAAACTACCCTCTGTCAGACAGCACCAGGTAAGACCTTGGTTGTCAGTATGGAAAGTGGTTTGTTGTCTATTAAAGATGCTGAAAACTTGGATGCAATCGAAGTAAAAGAAGCGTCAGAGATAGAAGAGATTGCTCAACTCTTAGAGAATGGAACCTTAGACTACGATACCGTCTGCTTAGACAGTATCACTGAAATGTCTGAGATTTTGTTGTCTCAAGAGAAAGCAAAAAGTAAAGATCCTAGACGTGCGTACGGCGAGGTCATCGAAGTGATGATTAAGACGATGCGTAGATTTAGAGATCTGCCATTGCACGTGGTATTCATCGCCAAACAAAGTAGGGAACGCGATGAATCTTCTGGCATGTTTCATTACCAGCCAATGATGGTTGGTGCTAAGTTGCCAATGCAAATCCCATACTTTTTTGACGAAGTATTGGTAATGCGTACCTTTGACAATGAAACGGATGAAGGTAAAAAAGTAACCTCTCGTTGGTTACAAACGAGACTTGGGCAGGGATACGTTGCCAAAGATCGTAGTGGAAAGTTAGAAGAGTTTGAAAGTCCGAACTTGACTGATATTATTAATAAACTTGGATTTGCGGAGGTGCAGACAAATGAGTGATTTTGAAGGATTTGATTTTAATGTAGATGATGCGGGTAGCGATAATACCGCTATCCCTAAAGGCGACTACCCTTGTGTGGTAACAACGTGTGAGAAAAAGAAATCTCAAGCGGGTAACGACATGATATGGCTAGAGCTAGAAGTGACTGGCGATAATTACGCGGGTTGGAAGTTGCAAAGGCCATTTATGATTTGGGCGGAAAACCAAGAGCATTTAGCTTGGGCAAAAGCTGATTGGGCCAGATTATGTAAAGCTTTAGGCTTTGGTAACGACAACCCACCTAAAAGCGCACACGATCTACACGGTAAAGCGTTTATTGTTTCGGTAGCAATAGAAGAAGCGAAAGCTGATTCTGACTACGGTGACAGCAATAAGATCGTTGGTTATAAGTCACTAGACAGAAAATTGGCTCCGAAAGCTGCTGATCTTCCACCTAGTATGGGTGAATCTCCCCAAAGTGAAACGTCTGCTACCCCAGGCAAACCTACACTTTAAAACCGTCGGCTACGCTAGGAGTCGCTAAGAGCAAACGCTCAACCTAGCATTTTTATTTAGAGTACAGCTTCCAATTGGTCGCTAAGACCGACAAGAAATCATCCATAGACAATACGGCTACCTTAGAGTGGTCCTTTTGCCAATCCAAATTAATAGCCGATAGAGGAACGCAAACTCGAATGGGTCTGCGGTTAAATTTGTAAATCAACGCGGGTATTTTGCCGTTACTAGCCTTGCAGACTTGTTCCCACCAGGCAGGACGCAAAAGATCGCCTTCTTTATAGAACTTACATTCTATTGCAAAGTACGGCATCTCCAAATCGCACTGATCCTTCTGTTGGTATTGATCCAGATTGCGTTTGGTCTGGTAGTCAATACCCTCTTCAATAAAGAATTCGTTAAGGATCTTAGCTATATCACGCTCAAACTGAGCGCCTTTGTTTCTTGAATTAATCTTGGCCATCTTCTAATCTGTTTATTTCTTCTGTAACTTTAGTTGTCCATTCGTTTACCAAAGCAAAGTTGCGTGAATTAAGACGTTTTCTTTTTTTGTCAACAAACTCTCTAATTGCTCTGTCATTTATTCCATTGCCTATATATTTAGCAATTGATACAGCACTAAATCCATATTCTTTTAAAAGTTTTTCTAACTCTTGTCTAAGCGTGATACACCTGATTTCTTCTATACTATTAAGATTCATGTCTCCTCTTGGTCTAAAAAAAGCATAACTTTTGTACGAGCTGCACTATTCAAAGGTTCGTTGCCCCCAACCCATTTTTGTAAAGTTCTATAATCAAGAGAAATTACTTCTGCTATTCTTTTACAGGCGGCTCCTTCTTTATATCCAGCTTGCATCAGTTCATCTCTAATCTGTCTCATCTTTTCTTTGCCCTCGGTAAGTAGTTTCACTTCTGATGCTACTTCTTTGGCTAAGTCTTCTATTTTGTTAAAGCTCATGTTTTCTCATTGGTAAGTTTTGTTAAATCAACATTTTCAAGATCGTTATTCATCAATCCTTCTTTAAGATCAACTAACAGATTTTGTGCAATCTTGTTCATAAAAAATTCTCTAATGTCAACATTATCTTCAATGTAGTTAAAAGAATCTGCAACTTGATCTAACATTTTTTCTGCTGAACCTTGTAACCCTATTTTTAAAAAACTAATTTGTGCTTCTTTATATACCTTGTGGGTAAATAAGAAGTCTTCCATTGATTGATCTTTCATTCTAAATCAAGTGTAACAATATTTGGACTGTTGTGAATAGTAGCTTTGGTTCCTTTAAGATACTTCTTATAAGACTCTAGGCTTGCAGACATTTCTATCCAGGCTTTGTCCATTTGCTCTTTGGTTATTACAAACACTTTACTCGCGTAAGGTTCTTTCTTTTCTTGCGCTACGAATACAAACTCTTTGACTCGGTAGCCTGCGGCTTCCAATCCTCTTCTGTACCAAGCGGCTTGTTGATCGTAGCCGTACTTCAATACGGAATCCAAAAACGATGAGGGACTGCAACTGAACGTGGTCTTGTAATCCACCGCTACAATCTCGAAGTCCTGGTGCGGTCCTTGAGGAGAACAGATAACGTCTGGTCTGCATTTGCAAAGCACGTCGTCTTCATACCAATAGAAAGATGCTTCTGGTATTTTGTTCTCGCCATTCAAATACATATCCGCTTCTGGAATGATGTTGGACGCCATACCTTCTATGGACAGGTAATCCCTTTCGTTGATAACCACCAAGCCACGATCTATAAAGTCTTGCTTCAGCTCCTTACTGACCTTTGTATAGGGAGATCCAACGATCACGCCGACGTTGTCGTTAAAGGTGGCCTCGCCTTCTACCAACATATAATGAGCGGCAGTACCGAAGTTCATTGCTGGGGTCGTCTCCACTTCAGTCGATATTGCATGGAGTTGGCTGTCTGCAAACTTACGCACAAAACTGGAGCTGATTCCCACGTCTGAGTGATACACCTCGTTGGGTATCTCTCGTATGATAATGGCTTCGCCTTTCGGTATCGGGTTGTATTGTTCTAATTCAGGTATTGTTTTCATATTTATTCTCCTAAAAGGGTACGTCGTCGTCCCATTCTTTTTGATAGTTTTTCTTTCTTTTCTTGGGTTCTTCTTGTTTAAGCTGAAAATCCTGTTGCATCTTAAAGTAATCCTGGACGGCTTCGTTTGATTCTTGGTTATCCTCTTCGTATTCTAACAAAGTGGTTTGCACCACCTTGTCGCAGTCCATTGGTTCAGGCCAATACCCCATATATATTTTGAGGTCAGTTAAGTTTTCCTGTACGGATTTACGAGGGTTGTATTTGGGTTTGCCTATCGCTTCCCAATACTCGTTGATAAGTTTAAGTTCTTTTTCGCCCCCTCTGAACGTCAAATCAAACTCGGTCTTGTCGTAAGGCAAATACATAAAAGTTCCGTCTTTTCTCTTG